TTTGATTCAACTCAGCCACTCCGTGTTGGTACACCAAGAATGAAAGGTACACTTGCGATGATGACTCTCGCATCATATCCAATGCAAACAAACGAGATCCGTGACCTGTATAATTCTACAGTCGCCTCAGATGGCTCACCAAATATTATTGGAAAAATCCCAATTCTTCCGAGTTTCAATATTAATAGCCTAACCTCATATTTTACCTTCTGCCCGGGCGGAAATTGCTCTAATGCATCGAATCCAGGATCACCAGGTCCTATGGAATCTTGGTCAAGCCCCTACGCATAAACTATTCTATCTGAATAGAATCCCATGGAAGCAGTGTCCCAAGGCCCTACAGGAATGGTCTTTGCTGTTGCAGTATTTGTAATTTTAGGCCTGGGTCTATATTACCTATACAAGTGGCTCAATGGATCGGGTGAGATGGTAGATATGGTTATCTACAGTGATCCCACTACGGGTCTAATAGCCATGTCTAACGATGGTCCTACAGTATTTAACAATGGAGATGTCCCGCCACTCTACGGCGGCGGCGAGTTCTCGATCAGTACGTGGATCTATATCACAAACTGGACCGCTGGGCGCAGCCGTGGAAATAATAAGGTGTTTCTAACTCTATCGGGTGGTGGCCCATCAGACGGTGGATTCCAGACAATGGTTATGTATCTTGGCCAGCGTGTAAACAAGCTTGGTATCCGCGTAAGTTATGATAGCTCGGCCAGCGTTGGATCACCGAATATCTTGAACTCATCCCAGGTTGGACTAATCAAGTCTGGAACAACACCCTACACGGATACGGCGAGCGACTTTAAGAAGTGCGACATTGAATCGGTTGACCTGCAGCGCTGGGTCTGCATCACGGCTGTTCTTACTGGGCGTACACTTGATGTCTACATGGATGGCAAGCTATCTCGTAGCTGCGTGCTTGATGGCATGTTTAAGGTCGATGGAACGAATGCCACACTTCAACTCGGTGGCGCCAATGGCTTCGGTGGATACATTGGCATGACTCGCGCGGCGAATTTTGCATATTCTCCGGATCAGGTTTACAAGCACTACCAGAATGGTCCTTTCTCACCTTCATGGGGTAAGTTCATGAGTGCTCTTACAAGCCCTGGAGCGATTGGTCTTGACATTACAAAGAACGGCAAGTCAATCTTATAATTAACGCAAAATGAATAAAAACCATATGAAAATTGGGTAACCCTATTTTTCATATGTTTGATAGATAGAGAGTATGGAATCCACAGGTGTTTCATTTACAGGATCTGATCCACTATCACAGGTTCTTACGGGTGTAGCAATTATTGTGTTATTGTATTTGGGTCTATCTACGGCTGAATTTATCTACACTTCCATTGCGTCAATGTGGAAGGATAGAATTGAACTCTTCCCAGACACCTATGTTTCCGGATCTAGAATGCACGTGGCTGTTCAGAATCCCAATAACCTCGATGCTAAGACTGCAAAACAGTCAAAGAACCAGCGTTCCGGCGTAGAATTCAGTTATTCAATGTTTATCTACCTGAAGTCTGATACATATTCAAGCGGCAATCACCAGTTGCTCCACATCCTACACAAGGGGTACAGCAGTGCCTATCCCCTCATGGGCCCTGGTATCTTTACATGGGGTGACGCGAACACTATCCGTGTCTATATGAATTGCTTTGACACATGGGATAACTGGACAGATATTGAGAATATCCCCGTGGATAAGTGGTTCCACTTGGTGGTATCGTGCAAGGGCAACAAGCTCTATACGTATATCAACGGCAGCCTCAAGCAGAAGGTCTCTCTCTCGGGTAACACGCCTCCCTACCAGAACTACGGAGATATCTATCTTTTCAATCCTCGCAAGGTTACATTGTCAAAGTCGATTACGACATCTCTTGCGAACGATGTTGAATTCATGAATCAGGGTGTGAATTCATCTCTTGTCTTTGGTGGCTCTGCTTCAGGAATGGTCAGCCGTGTTTTCTATTTTACTTATGCGCTCTCCTATACTGAGATCCAGGCTCTCATGAATATGGGACCTTCTTCAGTTATGTCGTCACCCGACATGTCCTTGACGCCGTACTTATCTGACACATGGTGGACAACGGCTCAGGGCACGTAATTAAACCGTTAAATTCTATAAAATTTGGGTGCGGGGCACTTAAATTTTATACTAAGCGGAACAAGAAGAGTCGTGATGACAGGTGGTGGTTTATATATTCTTGTGGCCTACGGCTCGCAGAATGTAATTCTAAGCGGAAACCCAGATTTTACATATTTTTACATGGTGATGAAAAAGCACAGTCACTTTTCCTTTGAATCGGTGACACTGCCTCTTGAAGGCCCCCAGGAACTCTTTTTCAATCAGCCCATCCAAGTTCGTGCTAAGATACAGCGTGTAGCAGATCTTCTATCAGATTTATACTTCACCTTCACACTTCCAGATATCTATAGCAAATATTTCAACTCGCAGTTGCCAGGTCCACTCAACGGCAGATCGCAGTACGAGTTCAAGTGGGTTCGTTACATCGGTGCACAGATAATTCAAGATGCTTCCTTTCTTGTAGGCGGTACACTCGTTCAACAAATTGATAGTGACTATATCATTGCATCGGCCTTGACCGATCAGGATGAGACCCAGTACAATAAATGGCAGAAGTTGGTGGGTGATGTTCCTGAACTCTATGATCCTGCGAATGGTGAATTCTCCGGCGGAATTGGTAGCGGTGTCACACGTACTTCTGGATATTATCCCAATGTTTATCCAGACCCCGCTATCACCGGTCAACAATCGAACTTTCCTTCCATCCCTGGACGTGATATAACACTGCCCCTGTCATTCTGGTTTACTCAGAATGCGAATCTATCATTACCACTTATTGCACTTCAATATCATGAATGTGAAGTTCAATTAACCTTGAGACCCATTCAAGATCTCTATACCGTTCTAGATTCTTCGGGTTACAGAGTCCGTCCAGAATTTCAGACAAAGACATCGGTTGCAAATATACGATCTGGTAATCTCTCCTATACTACAAATACTGAAGATGGAATGTATATTCGTAATTATCTCACGGATGTTGGATATGCGGTCCCCACCATGAATACCTGGCCTCTGAATCCACGGCTACAGGCAACCTATATTTATCTGACAGATGAGGAACGTCAAACCTTCGCCTTGCAGCCGCTGAGTTATATGGTAAGACAGGTCACACCGTATAAATTTCCTAATAATAGTTCTCGCCAGTACTTTGATCTTTACACACATAATCCTGTACCCAGACTTATTATAATTCCTAGACGGTCGGATGCAGTCTCAGCTAGAAATGATTGGACAAATTATACAAATTGGTGGATGTATCCAAGTGCACCCTTTATTCCAAATATATCAGGAGTGCCATCTGGTTATGGAACTTCAGGACAACTTGCGGATGCTGTTCAACAAGATATTATCCGAAACATACGTATCTTATGTGATGGCAATGAGGTGCAGGAAGCTAAACCTGCTCAGTATTTTAAGGAGTTATCCTCTTGGAAATACGCGACGGGCGTCTTTCCAGCAGGACTTGCTATCTACAGCTTTGCGCTTCATACATCCAATTGGATGAAGCCGAGTGGTACTCTCAATACAAGTCGCGTGAAGAACTTCCAGATTGATGTTGACATGTGGCCTCTTTCCGCAAGCACAAACTTTTTAATGGACTATGTCATCTATGTGGAGAGCTTGAACTTCTTTGTGGTGGAAGGAGGTATGGGAGGCATGAAGTATGCGACATAAATAAGGCGGGAAAAATTGAACTGGGTCACTTGTGCTATGTTGGTACATATTAAGAATGTATTATGGTACTACTAACATGTTTGGCCTTACTCCAAACCACAAGGAAGAGAGAGAAGCGGTTATTAGTGGTCGTAAGATATCTAAAAAGAAAAACTCTGATTGGAAGGGAAAGCATCGTTGTGGCCCTGATACAGTAAGTGATGAACTTACAAAGTTATGTCAGCGGGGTCTGAATACTCCAGAAAAGGTAAAACCTATATTAATCTATATGTTTCCAGAGTATTTTAATGAAGGTAATTATAATACACAATTAACTAATTTCCTTCGTGAAGAATATGATAAGGGTATTCTATGTAAGATTAATTAGCGCTTCTTCCGTGTAACCCCCTTCTCCTTTGTAGGATCCATCAGCCTGATCTCAGGCATCTTAGATTTCCTGGTCGGATTCAGTTTAATCCAGCCAGGGTATTTTTTCATCATTCGTTTGATGGTCGCGTGTTCACGCTTGAGACGATTACCGAATTGCAAGCCACCGGGTGTCTTATAGACCGCAGTCTTGGGAGCAACGAAGTTCAGACGTACGACTGCGCCATCTTTCTGGAAGAACTGGATAGTGCGCTGATAGTCTTCCTTCTCACCTTGACCAATATCAATACGGACTTCCGTCCCAGGATTGATGCATCCCCAGAAAGGACCTACACAGAATTTCAAGTCTGTTGAGACCGTAGGCTTCATGAAGAAGCCATTCGCACTCGGGTAGACTCCCCAGAAACGACAGTTCGCCTTCTTACACTCGGAGAATCCGCGTTTAATTACATCTTTGAGGCTCCGGAGAGGTCTCTCATGACGCTTGATTGTAGCATCATATTCAATAAATCCGGATATGTCATCATCACATGATACAATATGGGTGCCCTTAGGAAAGTGATCAAAGATCCAATTCCGCACTTGAGGAAGACCAGGGACTCCCACAAGAATCTTTCCGTAGGTCTTAGGATCTAGCACAGCCTCGTAAGCGGCCTCCTGCTCCTTATCAGCCACAACAACGAAGATCTTCTCCTTTGGCACCCTGTACTTGTGAAGTACGGCCAGCGTTTTGTCACGACACCCTTCGGGTCTCTTATAAGATGGAATTACGACCGAGTAATCCGCACTCATCTATTTTGGGACATGTTAAAAGAAAGAGAGCATGGCCTCATCCTTGCTACCCGATTTCCTGTCATCCAATAATTCTTCAGATCTACCCAGCGCTTTAGCAACACCTGCAGAGACAAAGCCATCCATGTTATCAAGTATCTCAAACAGGTTTCAATATTTTATTGCACAGAATACATCCGACCCCGAAGCAGATGCATATGCACGAGAACAGGCTGTTCAGGCACAGCAAGATGCTGCTGTAAAAGAGCGTCAAGCAGCGGCAAATAAACAGGCTGCAGAGGATGCAGCGGTGAAGCAGCAGCTTGATGCTGCAAATGCTGATTTGGCTGCGCGGAGTAAATTTAATATGAGCTCCTTGATAAGTCAGACTTCTAAGACAATTCTTACTATTGTTTTCAGTCTAGCAATTATCTGTTTCGCATTCTATGGAGGACATATCGAGGTGAATAAGGCCATGGGATATGG